GAAATGAGCGCATTCAGAGCCGTTGTGTAGGCGCTGGATGCGTTGGTTGAGGTCATCTTGCCCATCGTAAACTTGCGCAATTCCTCTTCATCAATGCACCAGAATTTGCGCGCTTCAGGCCACCCAGCGCCAGTTGGGTTCTCACCGCCAACGCCCTCTCCCCGCAGTTGCTTAAAGGCCGCGACAATAGCTTTCTGGTTTACTCCCGTCGGCTTCTTCTGGTTCATCTCGGCCACATCGTCCTCGTCGGCTTCTGTGATTGTGCATGTGGTCACGTCATCGCCGTCCTCATCCACGCCCAGCTTGTGAACCTTCAGCACGAACATAATCGGCTCCTGCGGCTCCAGATCGCGCTGCTTGGTGGCGGTGGCTTTGCGGATGCCCTGATCCACCTCAAGCTCGATCTCGGTGTCCGTGGCGGCTCTCAGCGAACTATGCCCACGCGCACCCTTGGCTGTGTCTTTGCCGCTGTGATGCACGATCATAATATGTGCTCCCGTAGCCTCACGCAGTGCATCTAGGTTCGATATAAACGCCGTCATATCGACGGCCCCGTTCTCATCGCCGCCAGCCATTGCTCTCGAAAGTGTATCCACGCAAATCATTGCCAGCGGCTCCCCAAGCTGATGCTCAATGTCTTGGCACAGCTTAATGAGGCTCGCCAAGTCTACATCAGGGCGCAGCAGGTCAATGGGCGATGGCCTTACAGCCAGCGGCACATCAGACATGCCGTATTCCTCTCGCAGCGCCACGCATCGCGATTGGAATGCGTTGCCGCCCTCGGTGGCTAGGTAAAGCACTGGCCCCTTGCGAACCTTTGCGCCCTGCCACTCAATGCCTGCTGCCACACAGAATGCCATGTCGAGGCAGAAGAAGGATTTGCCCACGTTGCTTGGGCCGTAGATTACCGACATCTGCGCTCGGCCCAGCCAATTCTTGATCAGATATGATGACCGCAGGACGGGCTGCGCGTCCTTGATCCAGAAGATCGGCTTGCGGTCTTCGTTCGGAATAATGATGCCGCTGTGTGTTTGCTCTGGCTGCGGCTCTGGCGGCACGAAGTCAAAGTCGTTGAGGCTGTGGTCCTGCGACTTTGACATTGCTTCCTGCATTATTTGCTCACGCTGTGCCGCGTAGTCGTTTGGCCGCAACTCTTTGGCATACTCGCGCACTGCGTTCTTCATGTCGCCAGAGTGCTCAAAGTGGCAGTACAGGTCAAAGGCATCGCCCCACGCCATCGTCACGTCACCTGTCTTGCACTGGCCGATGCCTGCGTTGGCGTCAGAGCCTGACAGTGACACCCAGTGCGTGCCGAAGTCTTTCGTGGCAAACGATCCTGACGACTGGTTCGGGCTTCGGTAGCTGTCGGATTGTCCTTGCCGCTCGTATCCATACTTGAGGAAAAGGTCGCCGATGACGTGACGCTCGTTGAACTCTGCCACTGGATCGACATCGTCGCCAATCTTCTGGCGCATTTCATCGCGTGCCGCCTGACGCTTCTGGCGCATTGCTGCGGCCTGCTGCTCGGCAATCTCTGCCTGCTCGGCGCGAAACTCTGCCTTGGCCCAAATGCGGCTGTCTTTGACGACAAGGTAGCCTTCTCCGCGATGCTTGGCGGAAGAATAGAACGCTGGGCTGCCATCAAAGTCACGCTTCTCTGGCGGCACGTTGGGCAGGTAGATTGGCTGGCCTGTGCGGCTGAGAGCGGCATCGCACTCAATGCCATGATCTGATTGCATGAGGTCAAACAGCGCTAACTGTGCGTCAATGTATTCTGCGCCCGTCAGGGGCTGTGCCAGCGGTATTAGGACGCGCCACTTGCGGTTTTCTGCTTTTGCCCCTGCTGACGAGTAGATCAGCGCCGCCGCGTCCCCTGTAATTGATCTGACGGCATTCAGCAGTTCATCCTGTTCGGGAGATCCTTTGTCCACATCAACCGCCAGCATCCAATATTCGCCATGCTCGCGCTGGGTGGCGTGGTTGCGGCCATCGTGTGCGCGATATGTGGACGGGATAACGAACGCGGCCTTCGCCTTGTCAGTGGCCTGCGGCGTGCCCACCATCGCCGCGATCTGGCCCAGCGTGATGCCGCTGTATTCTGCGCTTGGACTGCTGATTAACGTGTCCAAGCTGCCCTGCGCTGTAAGCAGCATTTTGTTGCGTATGTCGTATGTTTTTGCTAAACTCACGTTGCAAACTCCCTTGTCAATTTGTTTGTCTCCACTGTTCAAGCCCCCGCAGGATACGCTTCCCGCGGGGGCTTTTTTATTAGAACGGGATTTCGTCTAGGCTCACGCTGTCGGCAATAGGTGCCTTGGCTTCGGCTGGCGCTGGCTTGTATTCAAATTCGTCCAAGCCATCATTGCCGTTGGATGTCATCGGCACTTCATCGAAGTCATCCAAGCCGCCACCTCCATATACAGCGTGCGTCACTTGCACTGTGTCAATCAAGAGAGATACCCCACCGTTGCCGTCTGGATCGGTGACGGGGAACGCTGTTACCTTGATTGAGCCTTTGGAGCCGCCCCAGATTGCAGTGTCGGCGAGCGGCTTCTTCATGCCGTCGATGACGGTAGGTTTGCTGTTTTCCTCGCCTTGGCCGTTGCAGCCGTTGCGCTTGGCTGAGAATGTGAAGCTGCCATCATCCATCTTCTTCATGCCGAAGACCTTGGAGAACGGTGGGTTTGTCTTGCAGCTTTCGTAGTGCGCCTTCAGTTCGCTGTGAAGCGCTTGAGCGGCATCCTTGTCCATCTTCCAGCCGATGGAGTATGAGGCACCTTGGGCGCGCGGATTGCACTCCTCTGAGCGCTTCTCAGCGGTGTTGAATTTGTATGTCGCGTTGAGGCGAGGATACAGAAATTCCACGTTGCGGATCATTACGGGTTTGAAGTCAGTTTTTGCCATGTTTAGGCTCCCTTGTTTTCAGTAAAGTCGGCTGCGTCATGCAGCCAGCGGGGTAGTTCGATCACGTTTACGCGATCTGACCAGCCTGTTGGGTAGTACCCATCATCGCTGGCGCTCTTAATCTTGGATAGGGTCTTGTGCATCTGTTGCTGGCCCCATGCAAGAAATTCTTCAGACAGTTCGTTCACCGATACTGCATACGGTGGTGTCTTCTCGACGTTCACAAAGACAAACCGCTCCGCATTCATGCCAGCTTGCTGCATGACGTGCAGGTAAAATGCGGCCTGTATTGCGTAGCCGTAGTCTATCATCTGCTTCGCCACGCCGCGCGGGCTGGAATCTTGGCACGTCTTGATGTCGTACACCACACCCTGCTCCTGCCAGTAGCTGTCAGGGCGGCACTTGATCTCCAAGCCTGTAGCTGGATCGGTGGCAAAGAAGCTGGCCTCGTTGATCACGTCTCGTCCAGCCATCCTCTGACCGGCGGGGTGGAACAGTACGCTGTCGGCCACATTGCGTGCCAGATCGTAGTCCGACATTGTTAGCAGCGTTTTGCCCTCGGCCTGCGCGTCGGCATAGGCAGTAGACCAATCTTTGCCTCGGCGCGTTTCTGGGCCGCGCAAGGTATTCGCTCCATTTTCGAGCACCATGTCATGCACGGCAGTTCCCGTATCAAATGCTGTGCTGGATTTGTAGACCTTGGCCTTCCAGTGGGCCAGCGTGGATTTGTGAACCATCTTAACATCGCTGCTGCTGATGGCAGCGTAAGCGTGATATTCGGTGTTGGATAGATTGTCGGCGGTTATCATCATTTGTCCTCCGTCATTTCAATGATCAAGTTTATTATGTCGTTGATATAAAACACTTCTCTCGGCGAGTCGGGCAGGAATGGCTGTAGCACTCTAAGGTTACTTTGTTCTATGAAGTTAGTGATGTAGAAATTTGAAATCCCTAAAAAATTGCCAACTTCCTTTTTGGAAAAGAAAACCTTTCCGCTGCTTTCCAGTAACCGCATGACTTGCTTGTTCATGCCTTGAAACTCCTCCTGCGGTGTTTCCTCAATTTCGCGAAGAGCCTGCGAGTTGTGGTGAATGTTGCATTTTGGCTTTTCAGCATGGATGGCAGCAACCTCTGCCCTCAAAGCCTCCTCACGGGTGTCAAACCATTCAATCTTAACGTCGGTTACTTCTGTAAACCAAGCGCTGCTTTTGTAGTGCTGTGACAGTCTGTTTTGCGCATTGAGACTTATTCCAACGTACAGCAAAGATTTATCATCTGCGAACTGTCTATACAGTGCCGTCCTCATAGCGTGGTCCTCCATTCGTACTGGTTAAGTTCAGCGCTGTTGCGAACGCTCATAAATGGCGTCTCGCTGGGGTTGATGCTTTCTATAACTTCCCGCAAGGACTGCTTCGTTTCAACGGCTGTCTTCGCCTTCTTGATTGCTTTCAACAGCTCTTCGACCATCCTTTTCTCGCCGACCAGCTCAAGGCCGTCAATGAGTGCGATAGACAGGCGACGCTGCACACCCTTGAACTCTGAGATGCAGATGCCGTGCTGCGATGCCTGCTGTTCAATTATCAAGCGCAACTCACGAACGCTCTTCTTCCCGATATTTGGGGTCCGAAGAAGCTGCTTGTCGGTCATTGCAATGATGTCGCCTACGGTTGGCACAGGCATATAGTCATGTCCCTTGTGCAGGCCGTGGTGGATCATATTCAGAATCCGCGTGGACAGGTGCGGTAGGTCTTTGGCCAGCATGGCCTCAAATTCTGCGTAGTTCATTTCATCGTCTCCTTCCCATATAGCGCAATCAGCGTGGCTTCTGCTCGGCCATCGTCTTTCACGCGTTTAAACTTTTCAGCGAACTCAGGAAAGCGCTGCATCGCCACGCCACGGCTCACGCCCTTGTCCCTGTTCAGGCCGAAGTGGCCCTTCCACTTTGCAGGTGTCACAAGCCGCATCGGCGTGTTAGTCGCGGCCAGTGCCATGTGCAGCGCGCCGACTTGTTCACCGAATCGCCACACGGAGCTGACGCCCTGACGCGGCATTGCACCGACTTGCTCAATCCACGCGACACGCTCGCCGTCACCCTCTGGCTCCAAGATCGACAGGATGCCGTGGTGGTTCAGGATCGGCTTGCCCTTGGCGTTCATCATCGTCGGCATGTCATGCACCTCGATGTCGCCCGTTTCGGGCCAGTAAAGCGTGATTGCGCCAGTGAATCCTGGGTCGATCCCGTAGATCAGCATTAGTCAGCCCTCGGCTGTTCTGTGTGGATGCCCTTGGATGTCGCATCCTTGAGTGCGCAGTGGCGTAGATATGTCGCCAGCGCCATTCCTGTTTTCGCGGCGGCATAGGTCAACGCCTCATGCTGCTCCTCGGTCAGTATGACCCGACTTTCTTTCCTCATCGCATTTCTCCTCTGCTGATGATGGGTATCATATGGGATAAAAAATGTAGCGCAAGGCCAATTATATTGTTGACTGCAATTTTCTCATCTGTATTCTGACATCACTGAAGCAAACCAAGGAGACTACAATGCAAACTATTCTTATTACGAATTATCATCCTGACGGATTCGCATTTGCCTTAAATGAGGAGAATGAGCAGGTGTTTATCCCACCGTATGCCACGGACGGGGCGATCTTGGAGCGCGGCAGACGCTATTTCGCGATCCTCGTACCGAATCACAAAGAGGATCAGCGCAAAAACACTCCACACATGGCCGTGTCGGTCATAGCCACTGAGGACGCTGTAAGATTAGATGATGAGCCTGCTACACCCGCTACATCCGCTACATCCGCTACATCCGACAATCAGGATAAGCGCGACGAATTGGTTTACGCTTTGATCTGCGGAGGTTCATACATGACCACACGCGAGATCGCCGAGTACAGCGACCTAGACGCTAAGACGGCCAGCAACAGCGCCAACCGCCTGTTCAACGCAGGCCGCATTGCCAAAGCGGAAATCTACAACCGTGTCGGCCAAGCGAGGCCAAGCTTCGTGCTGTGGGCCGAGAACGCCAACGAATTTGTGGAGTAAGCAGATGCAAGAGCGCAAAACTATTCTGGCGCGACTTCGCCGCAAGATCGACATCATCAGGCTTGATCAAAAGCAAATTGGCGCAAACATGGGTGGCCACGCTTCCGAGTGCTTGTCGCTGCTCGACATTCTGGATCGCATGGAAAAGGAGAAGGACCAATGATTGTCACAACAGCCGCAGCCTGCCTCGCAATGGCGATATACTATGAGGGCCGATCTGAACCAGCGGATGCCCAGATGACCATCGCGGAGGTCGTCATCAACCGCGCCGCCCACCCTGACTTCCCAAACACGATCTGCGAGGTGGTCAAACAGCCCAGCCGCCGCCCAGTCACCCGCCCTGCCGCTTGCCAGTTTAGCTTCTGGTGCGATGGCAAGGATGACACGCCCCACGACAAGGCGGCATGGAAAACGGCTCAGACAGTGGCCAAGGAGGCTCTCTCAGGCGCAACTCTGCGCACGGGTGCCACCCACTACCACACGCGTGCAGTCAAGCCTGTGTGGCGGCACAGTTTGACACCGCTCGGCGCTATCGGCGAGCATGTATTCTACACTGACGGCAAGTGCCTGCTGGCGCTCGGCTGCTCGCTGCGCCCAGTATCGCGTCCAGAGGGAGAGACATCGTGAGCAAACAGAACCTAGAGAAAGCAATCGCGGTGCTGGAGAAGCAGCACGACGAGATGTGGGCGCAGACGCGCGGCGTCAGGCGATCGACAGCCAGCGCCGATCTGGCGATGCTCGGAGCGCAAATTGACAGGTACAAGGCCGAGTTAGCTAATCCTTTAATGGTTGCAAATACGGAAAGCACCCAGACTTTGATGGCAGGAGAAGAAAATGAGAAGTGATTTATGGTCCGACGAAGATTTGCTCGAGGCTCTCTCGCTGATCGGCCAAGGCTGGACGCGGAGGGCCGTCGGCCAGCGCCTCGGCGGACGATCAAAGAACTCAGTGATTGGTACTCTTAATCGCATTCAGAACGAGGAGGTTCGCGGCAGCGCTGGTGACGGCACAATGCAAGCGGAGTGGTGGCGCGAGGGGCTGGCAAAGCGATGAAAGGTGCAAGAACCAAAGAGAAGACGCTGAAGATTTTGGAAACATATCGGCAGGGCCATACGTCAAAGGAGATCGCCGAGATGATGGGGCTGTCGCGCAGCTCGGTCAGAACTGCGCTGACTAGGGGCCGAAAGAATGGCTCGATACCGCCTTTCAAGCCCGCAAGCAATTTGAAGCACCTGTTGAAAGCGGCCAACTTGCGAAATGGGCATATTAGTGAAGTGTTTGAAAACCTCACGATTGAGCAGACGCGGTGGTTAATTAATGAGGCCAGCAAGGTCGAGGCTGAGACAGTCTCAGAGTACCTGATCGAACTGGTGCGCGATGAATACGAGAGGGAGCACGACAATGGTTAAGAAGCACCCGAACCAAAACGTGCCAAAAAGTAAGCATCGGCCCAGATCGCTCAAGCACAGCGTCACTGAGAGGCTCAGGCACGCACAGCAATCATCGCTGCGACAGCGCCCACCAGCGCCTATTACACTGGCACAAACACCTTGGGAGAAGAAAGTATGATCATCAACGGAAAGACGCTAGGCCACGCGAGGCCAATCGTCGATATGGAAGACAGCAAGCGGCAGGCGCACGGCACTAGCTACGGGCTGTCAGAGGCTGGATACGACATCCGCATCAAGCAGTCTGTGCTGCTGCATCCATTCAAACGGTTCGCACTCGCCAGCACGATTGAGCGCTTCCAGATGCCAAAATACATGGTCGGGATCGTACACGACA